CACCACCACCGGCACCGGCACCGATACCAATGATGCGTGTAGTCTTTGGTGTTCCCGCAGGCTTAGTCCACGTACCGCTTGCGGTGAAACGTTGAATATCCACGAGAGCGACGACCTCAACCGCAATTTGATTGGCTCCAGGTGTAGTGACTGTCGTGGTGGTACCAGCGACCAGGTCCGGGAGCGTCTCCCAGTCACCGACTCCGGGGGCGGTGTTTGTGGCTACTTGACCGACAGTGCCACCGGATGGGAGCCCGGTTCCAGCTCCCCCTGGCACATATGCATTGCCACTTGATGCATTAGTCACGTCTACCGACTCGCCACGTTGTACTGGATCACCTTCATTGCCACGGATCCCGTACCACTATTGAGCAGCGCGCGTACGAAGGTCGGGGCAAACAGGTAATTGGTCTGCACAGCTCCCGTGGCATTCACCGCAGTCGCATCGTTGGTGTTGATCCACGTCGTGGCCGAGGGTGTGACAGGATCGGTGGGGCTGTTCGGATCATCGTACGTGGATTGCACCGTGTAGTTCACGGTCCCTGTGACATCACACTGAACGCCGACCGGCGGGCTGGCCCACTCGTCCAGGCGCACCCAGGGCGTGCTCGCGATCCCATTCGTACCCACCGTGACCGCTGCGGTTGCCGCCGCATTGATGGTCACCGAGGTCACTGTCTTGAAGTCCTGGACGGTATAGGCTGAGGTCGTAATCGGCCCCACGACCTCAGAAATCACCGATCCCGTGGGTGTCGCGCCTGTGACCGTGAACGTGTGCGTCGTATCGGCCGTCGTGATCAGGACGCGCCGCGGATTGTCCAGCACGGCGACGCCCGCGACGACGAGACTGCCGTTCAGCGTCAACGCGCCCGCAGCGCCCGGAGTCTGCGAGAGCGCAATGTTGTTCGCGCTCGCGGCGGCAAGCGGTCCAACAGTTGCAGTGATCGGTCTCAAATCTCATTCTCCCGAAACGACAACGGCAGCGCGAGGCTGCCGTCAATCGCGCATCGCCAACGGCGCTCGCCTTTAGGCTTTCTGATCCATGCCCCCGAGCACGGGGTCCGGACCCATCGTCTTGTGTCCTGCGGGCTCGCGTCCCTTGTTTGCGCCCGTGAAGGGACTGTTCTCGGAACCCGTGCGACCGCCGCTCTTGCGCGGCTTGCGGCCCGCGTGCGCTGCCGCCTTGTGGCCCTCGATCTTCCCGACCTCGGTCTTGCCACCGTGCTTGCGTTTGGCCCGACCGCCCTTCTTCATCTCCTCGGCCGCACCTTCGATCTTCGGCGCGTTGTTGCGCCGTTCGGGCTTGTCCTTCAGATCCTCTTCGTCCTCATTCACACCGCCCGTCGATCGAGATTTTCTGCCGCCTTTCATGTCTGAGTCTCCAGGCTACGAAGCCAGGTTGATGCCCTGAGTGTAATCGACCGTCAGCGTGCCGACGCCCGAGCCCGTGTTGGTGGACAGAACCACGATTTGGATGTCCTGCGTGCCCACGTTGTCCCAGTTGCCGATCTGCGTCGCGCCGGTTCCCGGCACGATGGTCACCTGCCCCAGCGCGCCCGAGGTCACCACCGCATTGGCGGCCGTCAGCGCAGTTGCGGAGGCGCCGGTCCCGATACCGAGGGTTGTCGCGACTCCGGTCCAAGCCGTCGTTACCATCAGCTTGATGGCTCTGATCTGGCTCTGCGCGGGAATCACCATCGGGCAGGCGAACTGGCCGGCGACGCCGTCGTTGGTCGCCTGCGTGATCACGCACGATTGGGTCATGGAGACATAACCCTGATTGCAGGTGCCAATCGTGCCGCCGACGCCCGCCAGGTTCCCGGTGCCATCAGAGGCGAGCACGCTGCCGACGATCAACGGGCCCTGAAACTCCGTACCGACAAGCGCCGGACTGCCGTTGGGCTGCGTAAGCGCGCCCGGTTGCGTATCGGGGAGCTGCTGGCCGGAAGTGGGGGTGATGTACTGGGTCATTTCGGAGCCTCAGCGGGGACGACCTATCGCAAGATTCATGGAAGATAATTCAGGATGTGTTCCGTCTAACTCGTTGGAAAGCTTCCGTAAATTGATCGCCAGTTGAAATAGCTTAGGCTGTATCTTTCATAGCCCTTGGTCAACAAATTGTCAGTCACGAAGTCCACCTGCATATCCGTCTCAAACGGAATGCGCTCCATGTAAGCCAGTCCCGGAATGTTGGTCAGCCCAAACCACGCGAACTGCGAGGTCAGGAAGTCCATCACCATGTAGCCTTCAGGGATACCGCCGGCGGTTGAGAGAATCGCGTTGACATCGTTGTCTGCGGTTCCCGGGCGCAGCTCGGTCTTCGTGAGACGGATCGCAACCGGTTCCAGCTGCGGCGGCGTGATGAGCTTGCGGAAGCGCGCAAACATCTTCAGTCCCGCCTGATCGCGGAAGTTGGTGCGCACCGAGACCATGGCATTCAGCAGCGTCGCTTCGTTCAGGTCCACCTGTGTGGTGGGCGTGTTGGCGATGGTGTTGCCATCGATCGGGTGGGTGGTGGCGCACAACGCGACGCCGTCACCGTTCACATTGGCGTTGTACGTAGTCGCGGTGTTCAGGACATTCGCGCCGTAGATCTCCTTGGCCTGGTGGAACGACTCCATCAACCCCAGGTTCGACGGATGAAACTGCGTCTTGTAGAGGTTGTCATCAATGGCCTTGCGCGTGATCGCGTAACCCAGGCCGAGCTCGATGTGCTCTTGGTTGTACACATAGCGCTCGCCCGCGCTGTTGTCGAATCCTGTCTGGCCGCCCTCCGACTTCAGCTGCGCGAGCGGTAAATAGCGCATCTCGGCGGTGCGTTCGAGGGCCAGCTTCGAGACGAACTTCGTGAAAACTTTGTCGTACTGCGACGGAATTTGCTCGTACTTGCCCGTAATCCCGCGCAGCCCCGGCAGGAGCAGATCTTTGATGGCTGAAAGGTTGATGGCCATTGCGTATCGCTCCCGACCTTAAGTGTTGACTGCGGTCAACTGCCGCGTCTCGACGTTGTTGAACGACACCAGTGCCAGGTTGTACGCGCCTGTCTGCGTGCCATTCTGGCCCGGCGGGTCAACCACGATTTCCTGAAGCGTCCAGGGATACGCCGCTGTCACGACGCCCGTGTGAAGCAGGTATGCGCCGGAAAGCCCGTTGGCTGCCGTGCCGGTACCGATGTTGAAGTCGAAGTTCGCGCCGACGTCCGCGATGACTACGCCCGTGGAGTCGCTTTGCACGATGAACTGCGCGTTGGGATCGTTCACCACATAGGCTTCGATGGTGGACTGGTTGCCGCTCGTGACGGGGCTACCACCGGGCCAGTAGTTGGACCATTCGGTTTTCTTGGTCACCGTGGAGAGGTACTTGCACCCCTGGAAGATGCCGGCCATCGTGACCGTGCTGCCGGCCGCAGCACCCGCCGCCTGCTTGAGCGTGCCGTCGCCTGAGCCTGCGCGGACGACCGGATCGCCGTTGTAGATGACGGTGGCGTTGTAGTCGATGCCGCCATTGCGGAAGGCGACCTGCTCGAAGGATGGCGTGGCGCCTCGGCCGCGGTACTGGCGGAAGCCGAAGGGGGCGTTCGTGTTTGCCAAGGCAACTACTCCGCATGGAGGGTCTGCCTGGGCTGCCGAAGCTCGGTGGGACCGGAAACTGACTCGAAAGCTACGCCGGGTAGCTGGTTGCTCGACTTATCTCATACCAATCGCGGGAAATCAACTCAGCTCCAGCACGGGCGCTGGGTAACGGCGCCCGTGCCAGATGCAATGGCTCAAGGATTGAGCGTCGCGGTGAGCGTACCGGCGCTGGCCGGATCGGCTGCCGCAATCACGATCGACACATCGTTAGATGGATCACCCTGGAAGCCATCATTCGTGATGGTGACCGCCTCGTAGACGTCCGAGCCTGTCAAGGGGCTGGTGTCTGTCCAGTTCACCGTGGCGGCGGATGGGGGCAACTTCGCAATCTCAGTTCCATTGCGAGTCAGACTGGCGAAGTTGATATCGGTGAGTGAAAGTGCCGCGCCGCTCTTGCGGGTTGTCGGGAAGGTGTACGTACCGGTAACAGTGGACATGACTTTATTTCCTCGTGTGACGTGAACGCGCGTCAGGCACAAATGGCCGGCCCGCGCGGATGCGTGATGGTGCTTGGGCCTATGGCACCAGACCCAAGCGAGAAGCTTTTTCATAGAGTTAGGAAATTACTCCGGAATTGGCATGTGCTCGAAGCTCTTCTTGACGTTCACCAGCGGCGCGCCCTTATTATCACGCTCGAACTGGCCGCTGGGGGCGCCCCCTAACTGTTCCTCCTTGCCGCGCACCTGAGCGCGCGCGATGCGCAGGTCCCGCGCCTTGGCCTCCTGGGTAATCTCCAACGGCCGCTCCATCAGGATCAGCCCTTCACGCTCAATGGTCTCGCCCTGGTAGTTGATCGGCATCAGGTGCGGATGACGTGAGCGCGGCACGGCCTCCCAGCCCTTGTGCGCCATCGCCACCTGATAGGACGGATTCTCCTTGCCGAGTACCGTGAAAGTCTTCCACTCGTACGACCAGCCGTCTGGAATGGTCTTCGGATCAATGTAGAACTTGTCGACGCCGTCATCATCGGATGATGCCTGTTCTCGCAGTTCCAGCGCGCGGCGGGCGGCGCGGGCGCGAGGGTCTTCCTCGCGCGGCTTCGGCGCGGACGGGGGTGTCGCTTGGGCGGCACTCAAGCCGCCGGCAATCTGAGCTGCCACAGAAGCCGCCACGGTTGTCTTCGGATTTTCAACACTCACGATAGTTTCCCCTCTTTCTTCAGCGCCACCTTATTGCGCGCATACTCTTCGACGCTCATGTTCATGATCCCAGCCATTTCGACCTCCTGCGGTGTCAGCTTCACCACGCCGGGACGATTGCCGTGGGCGCCATTGCTGCGGCTCACGGGCGCAGCGGCCGGGGCGGCGCGACCACCGACGGCCTGTGCGGCGTCCGCTGAGGCGTCGGGGTCAGTGTCTGTTTTCGCAACCGCCGGCGCCGACAGATCGAGGGTTTTCTCGACCGACGCGAAGTACTCGGGGGTATCGACCTTGATTCCGCGGGCCAGCGCCAGTTCGTGAGCCGCGATCATCTGTCGATTCTTGTGCGAATCGCGCACGAATTCGGGGTGGGCGCGGACCCAGGTTGCGGAGGCGGGCGACAGTGATCCGGCGAACTGCTCCACCGGGTCAGCGGGAGCGCGCGGGACCGGTTTGGGCGCCGATTCGAGCGCCTTTTTGCCGGCCTCGAGTTGGATCAGCTTCGCGGAGTTGTCACCCATCTGCCGTTGGAGCTTCGCGGCGGCTTTGAAGTCCTGCGCGGCCATCGCATCGGCGTATTGGCCTTCCAAGGTGTCACTGGACTCGGTCAAACGCTCGATTGCGCCCTTGACGAGGTCCAGTTGCGAGGTTTGAACCTCTCCGCGGGCCGTGGCTTCGGCGCGGGAGGCATCGTTCGCACGCTGTTCAGCCGCCAATCGACCGGCTTTCTCGTCGGCGAGCTGCTGCTTGAGCTTTTCGAGCCCCTCTTCCGGTGAAACGGCCGCTGCGGCGTCGTTTTTAGGCTTCTCTTCAGCCTTTGTGACCTCAATTTCCGGTGCGGCATCGTCCGCAGCGCCGTTGGCGCCCTTTTTGGCCGCTTCCGCAGCCGCTTTGGTGTCCGCTGCCTCTAAATCGACTGCAATTTCTTCTGTTGGTGTTGACATTTTGCTACCACACGACGCCAGGGTGAGGGATTTTCGCTCGAATCTCCTTGTCTCGGACCAACCGGCAGGGCACGAAGTCCTTTTTGGAGAGTGTGTCACATCGCATGTTGACATCCAGCGCCCACGTGTCAGAGGGACGGACCACCACCCAGTCGTGCAGCGAGATCGGAATGCCCGTCTTGATGCTGGTGTACGGGTCAATTCGATCGAACTGACAGTGCTCGCCGATTTTGACCACCAGTCCCACTTTTCCCTGATAGACATCTTCCTTCAATGTCTGGTGAGCGAGCACGATGCCGCCCGCAGTCATCTCGGGGCGCTGGTAGATGGCAAGCAGAATCTCGTTCTGTGCGATCTCGAATTCAGACACATCGCCGATTTTCGCCAGGATGTCGCGTTTGAGTTGGGCAGCCGGATCATTTTGTTTGCTTTTGAGCACTGCTGACATAATTTACCGTTGATTGAGTGTTGTGTTGACTTGCTCGCAGAAGCCTTCATGCGCCTGTTTCAGGCCTTGGAACTCGCCCACGTAGCGGCGGTAGTCGGCATAGTCCTTGATGGCCTGCCCATCGCACAGAATATCGGCGATATCGGCCATGCGAGCACTGACGAGTTTCTTCAGCTCGGATTCGAACTGAGTGTTTAGGTTGGGCACTAGCCGTACGCCTTGGCCTTCTCCAGTCGCCCCAATCCGCCGCCAGCGCCCGAGTCGATCGGGTAATTCGTCCGACCTCCCGACTTGCGCATCATCGGCGGCGGGGCGCCCGCAGGCGGTCCCATTGGCGCGGGCGGTGGCGCACCCTGATGCAGACCCACGGGACCGCCGGGAGGCGGTGCCATTCCCGGCGGCGGCATCGGGGGACCGGCCATGCCGCCCGGCTGCGTGATGATGATGTTGACGTTGGTTCCTTTCTTGGTACGACCGCCGCCCTTGCGTGCAATCCGACCCGCGACCGGGCGTGTGCCGCCGTGGATCGTCGCATGTGTGGCGCCGCCAGCCTTCCGCTCCACTCGACCGCCGCCGCACTTCGCGCATTCGCAGCCGCCGGCGTGCACCTTGCCGCCCTCTTTCCTGCCGATCGTCGTCGGGGGCATCGAGGGGCTGCCGGTGGCCTGCATGAGAGGGCCGCCACCGAGCTTGCCCGCGCGTCCACCGCGCTTCATGCCGCCGACGTGTTTGGTGCCGTCGCGCTCCTGGTTCGCTTCCTTGACGTCGCGATTGAGGAAGGAATCGGCCGTGAGGGTGCGGCCACCCGAGGCGCGGGGCTTGCGGTCAGCTCGCATGACGCCCTTGGACCCTTCCACTGACCCACCGCGGCGGAACTGGCGGCGGGAGATTGGGCGGGGGCCGGTCTGAACCCCGGCATCCATCGCGCCTTCGGGCGAGTACCCGCTCGCATCGACGCGCGCATGAGGATCGGATTTGGTGAGCCGCTCGACTTTCGATTTCGCGGCGCTGCGGGCTTGTTCTGATGCTGTGCTCATGGGCATGTATCCTTTATCAAAAGTGTCCCAAGGGGCCCGATGGGCTCTACCTTCTCGCCGTCCTCAAACACCGCCAGCTCGACCGGAACGCGCTTGGTCATGGACAGCTTCATTGCAAACTCGTTGGCCTGCTCGGATTCGTG